TTCCTCTCATCAATCTTACCTTTCATTCCCTTACCATTTCTCAACAGACAACGGTAGAAGCTCTGCATTATGGGGATGCCAGCGGTTAAAAACCCGCCACATTCACCAAGAGCTGTGAGTTGCTTCATGCACCCGCCAGGAGTGTCCATAGGCACCACACTAATTGTGTCCTTTGAAATGGCACGGATGGGATTACGAACCATGATGTACTCAGATCCATTAAAACATGGACTAGTTTGACAGAATTCGATTCGTTCAAATTCATACACCGGTGGTTCAACCTTAATAACAAATCCGTACTTAACAAAGTAACCGCTAACATAGTCATTGAACTTGTCCAGAAATTCAGATTCCATGATAACGACACAATCATCTCCGTTATTAGCCAGAGAATACTTGGGTATATCAAGCTCAAACATTAATTGATACACCAAAGCACACATTATGATACAATTACCCAAACCGGTATTCATGTCTCCAGACATACGACACCCATCAACAGTATATTTCAGTTTTCCATCAGCACATCTACCAGTTCCGCGGTTGTTAACCTGCCAACTGAGTAGCTTACTGAGCCATGGATCATTACCAAAAATACGTTTATAGAAGGAGTGTTCGTATTCAAGAGCTTCAACGGAGACATGTTGATCAAACCGGCTGGCATCCAAACCAACAGCAACTGGTTTGGAGTATTTGGCCCACTTGCTAGCAAACTCGGTCGCTTGCTGAACAGAATTTAAACATTTCATAACGGTAATTTCGTTAAAAGTGGCAGCAATAGCCTTGTATATGCGATGTTCGACATGTTTAACATACACGCCGAGCTCAACATTGTAACGCGGGGAACGAGGCTGAATAACCCGCGCCACTGGACTTGGCTTTTCTATGGTACTGATCCGTTCAGCTTTCACAAAAGCTTGAATGGACGCATCATCACGCACCAGTGGTTCATCTATCAATGAATCATAGGCTTTCTGATAAATCGTTCGCATTCGACCCCGGTACATGGAGGGAAAATCCTCCTTGCTCATCGGGGTGGTCCGTCCGATACGATTATAGACGCGATTTTTGAAATGCTCTAAATGCTTAAATGCTCCAGGAATAGGCCTAATAGGTGCCTTGCCCTTATGCAGATAAACACGTTCGAGAATACCACGAGATAAGTTATCAATGTTGGAGTTGTGAACGATCCAACCAGACTGGAATCCTGAATTACTCAGCTGGAAGAGTTTCCGTTCACGCGGTATGGCTCCCAATTGTTTTGTTACCACCAATCGTGGGTCAGTGAACTCACTTGCAGGTCCACTATACCCTGGTAACACAACTGGGCAGCCCTATTGATGGTGTTGCACATCCAGTTGTTCGCTGCGTCGCATTAACACAGCGTTACTGGATCTAATATAGCAGGCATCAATCTCAGTTTGTGTAGGCACAAACACAAACTCCAAAGCAATGGGCAAAATCTGTGAGATATGAGAAGGCCGAACTTTCTTCTCTTCCATCACAGATAGTAGGTACCGCCTAACCATACGCCTATTTGCTTCGGTATTACTCAACTCACCGTACTTGTTTTTGGCAAGTATAGCTAGTGTGCTTATATAACTAGCACGGTCAGGTCGAGTCTTCCTCTTGCCAAGTTTAACCATATCGGCATTGTCGATTTTCCCCAAAATCGACACTGCCAACCGCTCGATGTAGGCGGGAATTGACCTACGACGCAGCCTTAGCACAACAAGTGCTAACAACACAACAACAAAACTCAAACAAATTTCAATGATTGTGATTTCCATTTTCCAACACGCTGTTTGTGTAAACTCAGAAGCAATTTACTCCAGTATTCGATGGCTACAATGGCTCTCCGCTATTTTTGGTGGTTGCAATGGGATATACTACAACCGTTTTATA